GGTGGTCGGTACTGCCCCGACGTCCCAAAAGTGTATTACACACACTTCAACGCCTACAGTGTATTTAAACAGATTTTATATTAAATGTCAAGACTTGATTGGAGACCATCTACCATCAGCACTTCTAACTTTGTCAGAGTGCTTAACTTCAATGGTAAACGTCTTAACGTCTTTGAATTCCTTACCATGTGCGAAAGTAAACTCATGACCATTGTCAGTTTTACTTTTCCAATAGTGTTGGAAATCATCTATTACAATCTTATTTTTTTGTCTTTTAATTGCCATATGCTTAATTTAACATATGTTAATTAAAATGTCAAGTGTGGATTATTCTTTGATGATTTTGATATCGGTAGCAACTTCTCTACCTCTGAACTCTTGTAGTTCGTATTCCACTACATCACCATCCATAACTTCTTTTAAGTTAGCGGCTTTAAGAGCAGAGATATGTAAAAAGACGTCTTTACCTTCTACGTCTGGTGTAATGAATCCAAAACCTTTTGCGGAGTTGAACCATTTTATTTTTCCTTTTGCCATATTTTTTGTCTTGTTCTTTCCTATGCTGTATTTAGTGGATTTTAAAAAATTCGATTGTTTGAGTTGCGGATTTTACACCGCAACTCTAAAGTTATTACATAGAGTTTTTCTTCTCTTGTATTTCTTTTCTTCTTAACTTCGTAGCCTTACCTAGTAAGCCTAATGCTTTTCTGGCTCTTGCCGCCGCCGCTTTTACACCTTTAGTCTCGAATGCTTCAGACTCTGAAATGTAACTTTCGAAGGCTTGTTTTATTTCGTCATGTGTTGCCATGATGTTTCTCCTTTATAACGTTATAAATTTCAGTCCAATTTTTAATTCGTTGAACCAAACTATTATCCTCATTATACACTTGATTGTGAGGAAGGTCAAGTAGTAATGCTACCAAACCCATTCTACTGCCTAACTCTGCGTTGGCAGGTTTATCTTCTATCCAAATGGTGCCTTCTGGTATTTTGGACAGTGCTTCATCTTTGTCCGCACCTGTATCTAAACACTCAATCTGTTCAAACACATCACCAAACACTTCCTTAAGATTTTCTTCTCGCAACTGATTCGCTTTTTTATCCAATGTCTGACTAGTGATCACGTGAAATTTATAGCCTAAATCCGCTAATTTCTTGACGTTTTCAACTGCTCCTTCAATAGGTTTTAAAAACTTCATCCAAGCACTCTCATTGAAAATTTTTACCAACACTTCGCATTGACCTTTGTTCATATGATAGTTCATACTAACATCATAATGGTCACTGGCGTGTTTGGGAAATCCTTGGAAAGCCATCCAATCATCGAAAGATTGCTCCCAATTTAACAATACTCCGTCGCAATCTATTGCTATAATTTTATTCATTATTTAGGTAGTGTAAGTCCTGATGTACCTTCTCTGTACTGACGTGCCATACCATCTTCTGTTTCTGTGAAGCATACAACATTTCTTTTGTATATTTCAATATCAGAGTTTTGTGGCACTGTGAATACAAATGGGCCTAGTCCTATACCTTTGTTAGGTATATTAACTACTGCTCTAGGTTTAGCAATTTTAATTGCTTCATCTGTAATTTCTATCAGTCTTGCTAACACTTCCTCACCACTCATTAATTTAATAGTGATGATATCGCCTTCTTGTAAACTAGGCATCCTGTTCTCCTTGTTGGTCTAATAAAGCCTTCAGTTCAGCAAATCCACCGATGTGTTTATCGTCAGCAAATATCTGCGGAACAGTTCTTGCTCCTGGCACTGCTTCTTGTAACTGTTGAACAGTCCAAGTTCCATGTGCTATATTTCTTTCTTCGTATTCTATGTTTTTTGATTTTAACAAGTTTTTGGCTTGTTCACAGTATGAACAACCTACGTTGCTCCATACAATCGCTTTAGTTATCTTTGACATTTGGTATCCTTATTGCTCCTATTCCTTCTTTATGAAGATCTTTTATTTCTTTGTCTGATGCTGTACCGTATATATGGTCATCACGTTCTCCCAAAGATGCTTTCCGAGCCTCCTTGGCAAAGTTGTCTCCAACATTTTCACAGTTCTTTTCTACCCATGTCTTAAGATGTTGTAGTGTTGACCTGCTGTTATAAAATGCTGTATTAGTTTTTTTGCTTTTTATCTTTTGAGATTTAACATTTACGTTGGGAGCCATTACTGCTCTTCGCACACCTGTATTATCACATATTGGACAAGCAATCAGTTTTTTATTTTTTTGGTCCAAATATGATTTCTCTGATGCGAACCATCCTTCAAATTCATGATCTCTAGTACATAGTAAATTATATTTGGGCATAACTTATTATAACTTCTTTAGGATTAAAAGTCAATATTATAGGTGATGTTCTGGTGGTTGAGGTTTACATTCAATTGAACTATCATGTTTATCGAGATATAAACTTATACCAATCATTGCTAAACCAAAAATTATTAAAATCCAAAGGAACATTCCATCTTCTGGATGTGTTAATAAATGGATCAAAACTTCGAGTCCATTCATTGTGTTGAAGTCAGTCATTATAATGAGAATTTTTTAAATTGACCTTTTTGTACGTCTTGTTTGATACCACCAACAATGTAAGATTCTACTTCTGTTTCTTGTGGTGCTACCTGCATACCTTTTGATGATAACCAATGCTGTGTCCAAGGTAAAGGATTTTGTGATGCTGACACATCATATATTGGATCATAGCCTAATGCTCTTAATCTTTTGTTAGCAATCCATTCTACATATTGTCCTAAAAGTTTTTCATTTAGACCAATTAAAGAACCATCTTTGAATAAATGTTTTGCCCATGCCTTTTCTTCATCAACACAATCTTTAAACATTTGGATCACAGTTTTTTCTGTACCTTTCATTGCTTTGGTCATTTCAGGATCGTCACCTTTTTGCCATGCCTTAATAATGTGTGTGGATAGGTTCAAGTGTGTTGCTTCATCTCTAGCAATTAATGAAAGTATTTTTGCTGAACCTTCCATAAGTTTAAGTTCACCAAACGCAAATGTACAAGCAAATGAAATATAAAATCTTAAACCTTCTAACAAGTTTACTGTGTTCATTGCTAGGTATAGTTGTTTTTTAAGATCAATCATATCAACCTTTTTACCAACAGCATAATCCAATGCCATTTTACCAAACTTGTCATATTCGCCTGTAACTGATTGTGCTCTTTTTAATATCTCTTTATCATTTAATATTGTGTCAAACACTTCACTAGGATCTGAATAAACATTCTTCATGATGTGTGTGTATGAACGTGAGTGAATAGTTTCAAAGAAGTCCCAAGTAACAATACATCCTTCTAGTTCTGGATTAGACACATAAGGTAAGAACATAAGACTTGGTCCTCTACCTTGTACTGAATCTAGTAGTGTTTGATACTTCAAGTTACTTGTGAATATGTGTTTCTGTTCTGGTCTGAATGATTGATAGTCTGCTCTGTCTTTTTGAAGTGATACTTCTTCTGGTCTCCAAAAATAACCAATCATTGTTTGATTCAGTTTGTCAAACTGTGGATATTTAAAATCGTCATATCTCTGCACACCACCATCTTCACCAAAGAACATTGGTTGTTTTGTGAAATCTATATTTTGTTTATTGAATACTGTTTTTGTCATCTAATTTAATTATCAATTGTTTCATAAAATTCTATGGTATTATATTGTACAGGCATCACATTCACCGTCTTCTAAATCTGCTAATTGTTCTTCTACTGTGGCATCACCGTTTATGTGAACGCCATTCAGTTGTTCAGGCTCTGGTTGTACATCAATTCCTGCCGGTTGTACATCTTCTTCCTCACCTTTAAAATCATAAGTGTTTTGATAGTATGATGTTTTCCAACCATACTTGTATGCTGACAACATATCCTGGGCCATTGCTGAAATTGGTACTTCATTGTTTTCATATTGTAATGGATTGTAACTCCAGTTGCCCGATATTGCTTGGTCAAAATATTTCTGCATCATTGCTACAACATTGATGTAGCCTTGATTGTTTGGCATCTCCCAAAGTAGTGTATAAGCATTTTTAAGTTTTGGAAAGCCTGGCACAATTTGTTTTAATGGACCTTTTTTGCTTTTCTTAATTGATAGTAATGCTCTTGGTGGTTCAATGCCGTTCGTTTCGTTACTAACAACGGAAGAACTTTCTGATGGCATCTGTGCTGATAATGTTGAATGTCTTAATCCATACTTGGCAATGTCTTTTCTTAAACTTTCCCATGCCATTCTTTGTTTGTGTGGAACAATTTCATCTATTTCTTTTTTGTAGTGATCAATTGGCAATAAACCATCTGCGTATTTTGTGCCTTCAAAGCCATCACATTTACCTTTTTCTTGGGCAATGTCATTACTTGCTCTTAATAGATAATATTGAAATGCTTCTGTTAATCTATCAACTGAGTCCCAAGCACCTTTGTCTGAATATTTGAATCCTTGTTTTGCCAAGTAGTGTGCCAGTCCAATATATCCAATACCTAAACTTCTTCTAGATTTTGTAGATACTTCTGCCGCTTTCACAGGATAGTCTTGATACTCTATAATTTCTTCCAATGCTCTTACAGCCAAGTCACATAGATTTTCTAAGTCTTCAAGGTTGTTTAATTGTCCAACATTGATAGCACTTAAAATACACAAAGCAATTTCACCCTCTGCGTCATCAATAGCATTGATAGGTGTTGTAGGCAGTGTGATCTCTTGGCATAGATTACTCATTGAAACTTTATCTTTAAATGATGAGTGTGTGTTGGCATGGTCTATATTCATAATATAGATTCTGCCTGTTTCTGCTCTTTCTTTTAAAAGGTCACTGAATAGTTCTTGTGCTGGAATACTTTTCTTTTTAATTGACGAATCTTTTTCATACTTTTTGTACATAGCATCAAACTTGTCTGTTCCAAACGCATCATACAATCCAGGCACATCATGTGGAGAAAACAAAGTGATATCTTCTTCATTAATAAATCTTTCATAGAACATTTTAGATATTTGTATTGAATAATCTAATTTACGCACTCTGTTGTCTTCTGTACCTTTGTTGTTTTTCAGTACAAGTATGTCTTCAATCTCTTGGTGCCATATAGGAAAGTGAACTGTTGCTGAACCACCACGCACTCCATTTTGTGTACAACATCTCACAGTCGATTCGAATTTTTTTAGGAACGGAATGACTCCTGTGTGTTGAACCTCCCCACCTCTGATTTTAGCATTGATGCCTCTGATACGTCCTGCATTAATTCCTATGCCTGCTCTTCTGGCAACATATAATCCAATTGCCATATCGCTTGAGAATATACTTGGTAATGTGTCGTCACTGTCAATCAAAACACATGAAGCAAACTGTCTAATTGGAGTTCTAACTCCTGCCATTACTGGCGTTGGGATATTAATTTTAAATGTTGATATCGCATCGTAGTATTTTTTAACGTATGCCATTCTATTTTTTTTAGGATAATTGGAAAATAATGTTGCCGCAATCATCATGTACATATCTTGTGGAGTTTCGAATAGGTCACCTGATGATCTATCTTGTACAAGATATTTGTCTACCACTTGTCTCAAACCTGCGTATGTAAAATCTAAATCTCTTTCTCTTTTGATCCAAGTGTTCATTTTTTTAATTTCAACTTTGTTGTACTGTTCAACAATGCCTCTATCATAAACACCTGCTTTGATATTTCTTACAATTAGTTTTAACAACGGCATATACTCATATTGTCCGTGTGCTTCTTTTCTTACGTCATAAGAAAGTAATCTTGCCGCGGCATATTGATAGTTGGGTGCTTCTAAAGAAATTAAATCATTTGCTGAACGCACTAAAATTTGTTGAACTTCTTTTGTTGTCATGCCATCATAGAATTGAATGTTGGCATTAATTTCTATCTGTGAACTAGATACACCTGCTAAACCTTCACAAGCCTCTTCAACAACAAAATGAATCTTGTCGATGTCTAAGTCTTCTAACCGTCCATCTCTTTTTTTAATTTTGATTGCAGATTTATTTGTGATTGTTTCCTTAGACGTATTCAATTCCATTGTATTCCTATTCTTATTCTATTAATTTTATTCTGTATTTATCGGTTTTTGTATGTGCGTAGTATATTGCAGAACATAGTGTTTGTCAAACTCTGATTTGCTTAATTTTGCCATACTGTAAGCGTCTATATAACAATTCATCATTTCAATAATGTAATTAAACTTATGGTTGTTTGAACTATATTCCTTTTTATAAACTGTATGTATCTTAACATTTGTATCTTTAAAATTATCAGTTAATAAAACAGTATAACTGACTAAGAGAGAAATGTCAAATATATCATACTCATTTCTTTCAACCAATTGCCAACCTGTAAGCCACGTGCTTTTTTTATAGATATCGGTATTAGTTTTGGTTCTAGGACAGTGTTGAAAAATATTGACCAATATGTCTATAGGATTATCCACTTCGTTGACAATATTTCTAATGGCTTGCCAATCCTCTAAACGTTCTGTGTAGTTGCCGTAAAAAATATTAGGCTTATGAGATATTTTGAATTTGTATTGTGACATTGGCTAATTCATTTGCTTGTACTGGAGCAGGATTTATTGCTTGTATAACAAGAGTTTCGAAATTAGCGTCAGCATCTTGGTCCGTTAATGATGCTTGGAATATTAATTTATCAGCATTAGTGCCTTGTGAGTCATAACTGTCACTGATGTGACTTGTAGTATTTTCTTTGTCTATTAATATTTTTAATGTGCCTTTTCTCATTCCTGTGTCTACTGTGTTTTTGTATTGATAATTCATGTGAATTGTTTTACTTGTATCTGATGGTAGTTTTAAAAAGTCTGTGTAAGCATTCAATTGTCCTATTGAAAATTTTGTTGTAAAATTAAATTCGCCTGCGTGTGGTCCTTCGATTTCTGTAATGTAAGGTTTGTTTCCTGTGAAGTCACGTATTAATGTGCTTGTTCTAGAAAAGAAATCATTTGAAGAAATGTTTTCGTTGCTTTCAAATTTTATAATGCTGTGTACAGGTGCTGTATCTAAACCAGCATCGTTACCAACTTGTAAAAAGTTATTGGTTTGACTTACATTGCCTTTACCATTTTTAATCCAAATGGCTTGTTTATTGATTTCAATAAATTTAGAATTTGTTACGGAGTTGTTTACTGGACCTGTTGCTTGAGCAACTTGACCTAACACTGTGTTTTCACCAAATACAATTCCATATCCGCATTCTTCAAATTTTGAATTTTCTACAACATTGTGTTGAATGTCATGGTCACTGCTGACTCCATATGAAAAATTAGAAACTGTAATTTTTTCAAAGGTATTATCTTTTGATGTTACTGCTGTTGACGTTGCTGTAAGTTTTATTCCGATTTGTGTACTAACAAGAGCGGCACCTTGTGCTTGTACCCAAGGACCTTTGACATTCATATCTGTGAATGAACTGTTTTTACAACTTGCCAATACTAAACCTGGTTGAGTTGTATTGCTTTCTAAAGTCAAACCTTTTAATTCAATATTACTTGCTTGATTCAATGAACTTGTTTGTGCCCCAATGCCTTCTCCGTTAATTGTTTCTAATACAGGAAACACACCTGTTTGTTTAATCACAGTTTTATCACTGCCATCACCTATTAATGTTGTATAAGGCGGTAATTTTAAACTGTCAGTAATTTTGTATAAACCTGCTGATAGTTTTAATGTAATTCTTTTTTTGTAGTTGTCAGCATCTTGTGAACTGCTCCAAGGTAGAAATAGTTGATCAATCGCTCTTTGTAAAGACGATGTATCGTCAGTTGTACCGTCACCTGTTGCTCCAAATGATTTAGCATTCACTATGTCGTCTAGTCTATCTTGTAAACTTCTTTTAATTGGAGTAGCAGACGTGGCACCTGTTTGTACATTTGAACCATTTCTATAAGTGTATTGATCACTTAATTCAAACAGATTGTCGTGTTCTGTTAATATTTTAGAATTGCCTACTGCTGGTGCTCCTTCTGATACTGCGCCATTACCTATGAATAACTCTTGAGTGTCAACTGCCCAACCTAGTTCACCACCTGCTAGTTGTGGTAATCCAGAACCTTGGCTCTTTCTTCCTCTACGAATCTGTATTCTTGATATTGATACTATTGCCACTTTTTTCTCCTACTATGAGTATTTATCGAGTGTATCGGTAAATTTGAATTGATATTTAATGTGCGTGTTTAATGTAATATTCTTCTACTCTTTGCCACCAAAGGTCTTTGTATTTTGCGTAATTTAAAGGTGTAATGTCAAACTGCTGATAAGTCAAGTCTCTAGCACACATAAAAACGTGTCCTTCTTTTATAGAAGTTCCATAAGTTTCATTGTGTGCTTCAGCATAAGCAACCAACTGTAAAAAGTAATCTTCAATCCATTCCTTCTTTTTAGGCTTGTTTGTCTGCTTAAAGTCAATAATGCAAGGTTCACCTTTGTATTCACCTACACAGTCTGTGGTACCTGCATATATTTTAGGAAAATATAACCCAACTTCACTGCCCCAAATCTCATTCACATCCTTCAAAGCATTTTCATGAACAACCTTTGCCATTTTAAATGCCTGTTGAGCATAAGGATTTGAACCTGGTTGATTCCATTCACCTTTAGCAATATAATCTTCTATGTATTTGTGCATTCTAGTTCCTATACCTGATGCCTCTTTTGTAATACGCACAGCATTTTGTTCGCCAACTCTTTTGCGCCATTCAATAAGATGTGTTTTATCTTTGGTAGAATCCAGTATAGTGGTTACACTTGCCACAGCACTGCCGTCTGGACATTGATAAACTCTCTTGCCATTCAAAGAAGTTCGTGATAGTTTTTGATAATCTATTTTGTTTGTAATTAAAGTCATTTATTTACTGCTTCGCTGTTGAATGCGAAACTCATTCTGTTGTTAGTTTTACTCAACGCATGACTGACATAATGCCATAACCATGACGGAAAGTACACACATTGATTTAGTTGTGGCTGTACATCTACCCTATCACTATTGAATTCATTCATGTGTTCTATTATATTGCTTTTGAACACATAACTCATTTGATTGTTTGGATTTATAAAAGTAAGTGGAGCACATCCAGTATCTGCTATGGGCCAATACACAGCACTGAAAACTCCATCTACGTGTCTGTGTGGTGCTTCTATGGCACTGTTATTACTGCCGTCATTTACCCAGAGACTGGAAACTATTTGTTTGTGGTTGTTGCTTAAACCGATTTGATTGTGTAGGTTGTTAAATCCATTTTCAATTTGCTGTACAAGTTCTTTTAACACAGGTTCATCTACATTAAGATGATTAGTGCCTGTGGATCTATAATTTGGTGTATTGTCGTGATGTATTTCTTCTCTAGACCAACTCACTAGTTCATCTTTGTTTGAGATGTCTATGTTTTCAACTGCGATGAAACTGCTAAAGATAGGATTAATTTTCATAATACCCATTTAGATAGGATAACTGCCACCACAATTACACTGATCAACCATAACCAGTTGTCCTCAATAAGGTCTTTGAATAATTGCCATGTAAGTTGTAATAAAGTTTTAATCATCGTTTTCTGTAGATAGTCTATCTAATTCGTCCACCATACTATCGTAGGATGGTCCGCCCCATTGATTGTATTCATAATAAGGTTTCACATCACTATTAGGATCATCTTCACCTTCTACAGTTTTTACTTCTGGAATATAATGTTTCATTGTGGATTCAATTCCTTTTTTAAGAGTGGCTGTGCTACCCGCACATCCTGAACAAGCACCTTTCATCATCATGGTCAGTTTGCCTGTTTCCATATCAAAGTCTTTTACTTCAACCATTCCACCATGTTGTGCCACAGTGTTGTTGATATATTTTTCCATCACGGATTTTATCTCGTGAAGTATTTCTTCTTTAGTTCTAGTCATAACAATTAATATTACAACCTTTTTTTGGATTAGTCAAGTATTATGAACGTTTTTTGGTTGCTCTCTTTGCCATTGTTTTTAGGCTGGAAGAACGATCACCTTTCTTGGTAGGCATATCTGGAGATTCAGCATCTGTGTCTAGTGTAATGCCTGATTGGTCAAATGATTTGATCATTTTTTTGATTGCTGAATTTCTATTGTACACACTTTTGAAACTGTCTGGAGTTACTGCGAAGCCTCCGACGTTGGACAAAATTTTGTTCAACGCATCAAAACTTAAAAATGCTTTTTGATTTTGAGAATCAGCACTGCTGATTAAATTTCTCAACACACGAATCAAGTCCGTGTCAGAGGCTTCAGAAATTAAGCCTTTTTTTTTGAAAGTGTTTCTGCTAGTCTTCTAGACAAATGTATGAATGATTCTCTCTTGCTTCTGTCTGCTGGTTCTTCACCGCCTGTTGCTGGTTCACTTGCTGAGAAGTCGTCTGCCTGATCTGGCATATCTGCATCATCATCTGTTGTTGGTTCCATTGCTGGTTCTTCAACGTCGCTGTCCGCACCAATTGTATCTGGTGCTTGTTCGCCTGTCAGTACGGCTACGCCGCCTGTTAATGCTTCTCTTGTTGCTTCTAGTGAAGTGTATAAAGATTCTAAACTAGGCTTCACTGCGTTTGTGAATTGTTCTGATTGCTCAACTCCCATTTCGTCTCTAATAGCATCTGCTAATTCTAACATTGATTCACTCTGCATAGATGCTGTGTCTTCCATCCAGCCTGTGATTTTATCAACCATGTCTTTAGCCGCCATTACTAATTGAGCAGATTCTTCTGCGCCTTCTTTAACTTCTTTCTTTTTGTCTTTGATTGCTTTTTTCATTGGCTCTTTTTTATCGCCATCTTTGTCCATATCTAAAAAGTCTGGTTTTGCTTTTTCTGTCATTGATTTTTGTAATAAGTCTTCTGCGTCTTGAAGTGTAAATTCTTTATCGCCTACTTTAAACTTATCTCCTTTTTTCATGCCTGCCGCTTTGGCTTTTTGTACTGCTTGAGCAAATGCGTTGCCTTCCATTGCTTCTGGTTCATATTCTGGTTCTTTCATTGAACCATCATCTTCGAATTCTTTTTCAAGTCTTTCAAGTGCTCTTTTGATTACTTCTGAATCTTCTTTGCCTGCTCTTGATTTGATGTCAGCGGCAACGGCTTCTTTGTTCATTTTTAATGCTTCTTTTTCAGCATCAAAATAATCGCCTATCATTTCTTCTGCCGCTTGGTCTACTTTTTTGAAATAACCTTCTTTTGCTACTTGTCTATCTTGTATTGCTGATGTGATTACATCTAGGAACATTTTTTGCTTGTGATAGTCTTCGTTGTGGCTTAAACCATCAAATGATTCAGTTTGTTCAATATCGCTTATCTTGTTGATAATGCTTGATTGAGCACTTTCTAACTGCTCATCTGTGAATTGATCTAATTTAATTGAAGAGCCAAACACTTTTGCCAGTCTATCATTCAACTGTTCTGTTGTTGCTTGGTATCTAAATTGCTCTATCTTCATTGTTTTGTTCCTTTACTAATTTATTTATCAAATATGTAGTCGTCCAGGGTATCTCTTAACTTGAGTAAATCCTCCCAAACAATGTCGTATCGTATATTAGCCGATTCTCGTGTTATATCATCGTCGGTTCTGGCTATTGTGTGCTTGTAAAACACACATTCGTTGTATTTGTTGTGTATTTGATCGTCAGTGGTTCTGATCATTTTCAGCACAGATTGGTTGTTTTGGGCCATTTGCTTTGCCATAGCCAATGCCGCTGTTTTTGTGAATGTTGTTGCCACCTGTCTGTGTTTCTTAATATCATACAGCAAAAATCCCATGCTGTTTTCACGTACCACATAGTTCTTGATACGTAGACTGTTGCCATGTTGAATGGGTAGACTGATGGTTTCAGCCTGCTTGTCTATGAACTTTCTTAATTTTTTAGATAGTTTTTGTAGATCCATTAGCAACCACCATTGTTTTATTGTCACGTTCTATGCGACGTACCAAACTTTTATTGATAAGATTTCTTATTACTTCTTGTTCGCGTTCCATAAAATTTTCAATGTCTTTTATTTCTTTAAGTTTATTCAACATTGTTTTTTCCTCATTGGAAGTTTGAATTACAAAATCTTGTATAAGTTCGTTAATTTTCATTATTGTGTTGCTTTTTGTCTACGTTGTAGATTTGTGATTACAGGATCTAAATCTTTTTTATTCACTGTAATCGATTGTGGTGCTTGAGGTGTAGGTCTTTTGGTTTTCATTGTTACTTGATCACCTTGGACTTTGTCCACTTCATAATCCGTTTCTTTGTTTGCTCCTGTTGGCATAGGCACAGTTTTACCTGGCTTTACTATCTGTTGCTGTGCTTGAGTGTTGGTTTGTTTCAGTGGTGCTTTCACTGATCCTGATTTAATTGGACCTTTAGGAAGTTTGTTAGGAGGCACAGGTGCTCCTGTTTTTTGTTGACTACCCAAGGTATTCAATGTCTTTTGTAGGTAAGGTGTTTCTGTAATATCTCTTATCTTCATGTTTTGATTGGCTTTCTTCTGTACGTGCTTCTTTTGAATGTTTTACGTCCAACACTTCTTCTGTTTGGTCTGCTTCTAGATGCACTAGGTCTATTCATTTTACCTACTCTAATACTGGCTCCTGCCGTTTTTTTTGTTCTTGATCTTTTAATTTTCATTGAAGAACCATAACGTGCTTTGGCTTTTTTAATTGCCATTACTCCACTTATTTTTTTAGGCTGAGTACAAACACTTGGTGAACTGACGACACGTCCTTTTCTAGGACCTGCTGTACATCTGTACTTTCGCACCATTTTGCCGCCTTTGGTACGAGACCAAATTTGTACAACTGATTCTGTTACTATTTCTGTTATTTTCATACCTAAACCTGTATAGTATGAATATTTAGCACTTGTGGGGGGTGTTTTAATTAACCTGGAAACTTCAATAACAGCACAACAATAGTGGATAGTAAGCCAGCAACTATTGTTCCTGTGGCACCTATGATCACTTTAACCATACTCTTATTGCCTGTTTGAATATCTTCGTGAATAGACTCTACCTTTTCCTCGATTTTTTCTAAACGAGTCTCAAGGTTTTTGTATCTCTGTTCGCACAAATCAACGTGTGCTTCTAAATTTTGTTTTTCCAGCTCAGTAGCCATTTCTCTCACTTCCGTTGTTAATCAATTTTATTTCTCTTGGAAGATGCCTTGTATTTTGTGCCTCTGTAAGCCTTGTATTGTATTTATTCCACATCAACATCAGTTATCTATTTGTTTAATGAACAGTATATTGGTGTGTTCTGGATCCATTGTCCTGTATGCTCCAGTTTTAATTTTGATGGTCTCGTCCAAACCTATAATCATTGGAATAAGATCAAAGTCCTCTTCAAAGAATTCTTGCTTCACAGCATCTGGAAAATCAAGTTCAATTACTGTGGTCCATACCATGTGTTCTCCCACGTAATTTTCACCAAACTTAAAATTGGTAATGTCCTGTATTTCTGCTTTGGGTCCTGACACAATACTCACATTGGATCTCAATTGAAGTGAGTTCTCAAAAGTCATGTAATTAGCATATTGATTGGCAGGCTTGTCCTCTGCTGAGCGAGTACGTCTTGCCATGGTTTTTGTGATGTCCAGTAGTGATAATATTTTGTATCTCATGTGCTGTTGTTCCTAGCACATTTACTTATATCTCATAAAAAAAGAGCGTCCAGTTTCCTGAACGCTCTTTAATATTACTTTGTAACTTACTTTGTAATCCTAAGATTACGCAGTGAATGTTGCAACTAGTGAAATTCCACCAACTGCTTCTGCGCCACCTGGGCCACCTTGTACTGCAAGGTGATTACCGTTAGCCGTACCTTCAACTGCCGCTATTGTGCCGTTGTAAGTTGTTGTGATTGAAGTTATCGCATCAGCATGAGTAATAGTTCCTGTTGCTACTGCATAGATGTAAGTAGTTGGACCTAAACCGCTTTTTGCTACAACTGTCGCTGAGTTTGTTCTTGTTGCCATTGTTTTTCTCCTCTTTATCGTTTAATGACACACTTCGCTCCGAAGTGTATATGCAATTATTTAGTAGGTTTTGGTAAAATATGTGTGCTACTATATTATTTTCGGCTCTTTTTGGCTCTAGATTGTAATGCTTTAAGCACACTTACAAAAGCCGGGCCTGCTGTTACTATATCATTTATTAATTGTATTGCTGGTAGATAGGCACCCACTATTGAAGATGGTATTGACTTGCCTGAAAGAGCAGAGTCTATGAAACGTTTTACAGCCACTAGATTTTTGCCTCCCACTAGATATCTATACAATGCTAGGTCTCTACCTTGTACACTCACATCTGGTACACTCACCTTAGGTTCAGCATCATTAACTCTGCCTGTTTCTAAATTCCTATCAGCGGCTAATTTTTCCAAGTGTTCTATGCTGTCTGAACTTCTCAATTTTGCTCTTGCGGCATGAAGCAATCTTGTCACTAAATTTTGTTTGTCACGGACTGACAAGGTGTTGAATTGAAATAAACTTCTTCTTATTGATTTGTAGTCTGCGTTTCTTATCTTTAAACCAGTTTCAATGCCCAAAAACACCTGCATGATACTGGGTGCTATTAGTCCTTGTTGTAGAGCACCAAGGTATCTGTTGAACGCCATTGTAGGAAAACTGCTTTTGTTTCTCATTTCCATAGCACTTTTTGGATCTTTTAATTTATTGATTGCTTCTTCGTCACCTGTGACAAAATACACAAAGTTGTATAAATCTGTGGAATACATTCTAAATCTATCATAATTTGAATGCTTGGTTTCCCTAGCATATCTTGTGGCTATTTGTCTGTATGTAGGATATTGATTCAACAGTTGAAGTATCAACAGTGTAAGATACAATCTTTCTGTACAATCTGTATATGTAAGGACTTTTTGATCCCTTGAATCACGAGTCATACGTGCTTCAAACAATGAACTTAAAAAGTCCAATTGATTAGTAGTTGCTAGGTTCTGCTTTATCGATTCCATATGTTGACACAAATAATTCTACCATATCTTTTGCTTGTAAAAACTTTTCAATGGTTTGACTTTGTTGAAGATCTTTTGTGAACTGTGCTTTGACCTGAGGTTTAACACTAGGTGCAGTTAACAATCTTCTCAACACTGTGGCTTGATTCATTGATACTTTGAATTTTTTGCCATCATCTGTTGTTACTGTGTCCAATGGATTTGGATTGCCTCGACTGTCCAGTATTTTGCCTAATTGATTGAATATAGAATCCTGCTTGAATTCTTTATCCATTCCCGCATTTGGATCATCTGCTGGATCTATGTCTTTAAACTCTTTAATAAATTCTTTTGCTTTCATTGTGTTCTCCTTATCTATTTATCGCTCTGTTGGCTCTAGTGAATCCAGAACGTTTCACCAATTTCATATTGCCTTCAGGAGACCCTAGTACATAGCCTTCTCCGCCCGGTTTGCCATTGATTGTTGCTGTGATATCGCCCTGTGCTGAATCCAATTGATTGATGATTGAATCTTTCACTGTCATTATTCCGCCAACCAAATTCCACAGTTTGCTGAATGCGTTCATGTTTGCTGTTACATATTCTTTAATTTTAATTCTTTTAGGCTGGCTCACAGCACTTGCCGCCAACCATCTTAAAAAATCATCACCTAATCTTTTCAATCCTGTATCAACTTTGCTGTTGGTGTAGGTGTACAAAATGTTAGGTAGATCAGTCAATTTCATTTGTGCTATTTTGTTTTTGTTCAACAGTTTGTCTATGTCTGCTCCACTGTTGTTTACAAGTGATTTCAATTGGTCTAGTCCTTTTACTTGTATAGGATCTTTTTTGTTGATTGTTGTAGGTGGGATAGCCAATACAGAACCTTGTACCATGTCTAAATCTTTAATGGGTAGTATTTTTCCATCCTCAGTCAATGTGTGATGTACAACAACTCCAACTTTACTGTTGGCAATCTTTTGTCCCAGTTCACTATTCGCATCTACATTGTATTGTACAACATTAGGTTTGAATACTAAACTGTTGCCTGATTTTTTAGGTGTAGCAAAGTATAACATATCTCCTACAAAATATCCTTGAAAGTTTTCAGGCACTGCTTCTGCCATTGTGTTAAACACTGAAGCCATTTTAGAAGCATATTGAGATTGTGATTTCTTTTTGGTAGCGTCTTTGCCTCTACTCATAATTACACTTTTTAAATCTTCAGGGTTTGTTGCTCTACCATCATAACCTTTAGCAACAAATCCAGACTTGTCTGTAAAAATAAATTCACCATTAGGATTTCTACCAAACACCACAGCAGGAGAACCATCCCACTTGATTGTAAGTGACTGTGTGCTTTTGCTTAATGATTGTAATTGTTCAATGGCTCTTATGGCTCCTTTGGAACCTTCCCAGAAGATTAAATCTTCTGCGTGTTGTATTCTTGATTCTTTCAGTGCGACATTCTTTTTGTCCACTTCTTTAAATTCTACTAATCTCATATTTTTATTTTGTTAAGTAATCTTCTGTACCAGCCAATAGGGTCATTCATATTCTCAGGCAATTTTTTACCCATCTTGGCAAATGAATCTTTTACATCTGCCATCAAAGTATCATAGTCTGATCTGCCTTTAATTTTTGCGTGAATCGTTTCCACAGTGTTAAGATCATTGGCAGTTGCTCCTTTGCCCAACAATAATTCTGCTATCTTGTTAGGGTCTTTAGTCACTGGTTCATTGGTGTCTCTGTTGAGTAGTCCTGCTTTGTGACTCCATTTGTATCCAAGTGGTTTGGCAATAGAAGCCATCATCACGTGTCTGTCTGCACCTTTGTATTCTGATCCAGGTTCGCCACCTTGTAAACTCCACTTCATCCATTCCGGATCACCAAACATTAAATCTGTTTGTACATAACCATTCTTGGCACTGCCTCTGATAGGAGTTTTAAAGTGAACACTGATCCCGCTCTTCTTAACCCACAGTTTAGGATCTTGTTTGTTTTGTATTGCCCACTGATTCAATTTGTCTGCCAATTGATCTTTAGTAACTTTGGATTGATCAATAGCAACATCTAAATCTCCTGAAGTGGGTGCTTTACCAGTGGTACCTAATGTGTTGTTTTGTAAATCTAGTCCTGTAATTTTTTCTAACCAGGCAAGTGTGGGAGACACATCTGCTTGATTAATTCTAGTTGTGGCTATTTGTCCATTAGGATCTTTGAATACATTGCCACCCTCTTTAAGAATCTTCATTTGTCTTTTTACTTTCAATTATTTTTTTAATGCCAACTTGAAACTTCTTGGCTTCCTTGTTACGAATACTGTTTAAAAAACGTCTTTCCAACTCCTGTGCTTGTTCTTCTGGGTAATTCTCTGCTATTGTGTTCAACAGATTCACAGCACTTTCGATGATGTTTGAGCCTGTTGTTTCTATGAAGGCTTCAGCGTCATTGACTCTGCCAATGTTTCTTAATTCATCTAGTATGCTTCTGGTACGTTTTTTCATAGTCTTGCCCTACTTTTTACTATTTACCGATTAGAAAGCAAATATAAAGCAGGTATTCATAGTATAGCAGGTCTAATTTTGGTTGTCAATCTTTTAATTGATGGTGTATTTGTGCCTATAAATACATATATTATTATGAACTTTTTACAATTTGTATCAGAAGTAGGATTTCCAATAGCAGGTGCTGTGGCATCTGGTGTGTTCATATTCATCATTTTAAAATTTATATTAGCCACTGTGACAGGGTCTGTGAATGGTCTTAAAAACATCATTAAAGCACTGGACAACAGAGTTCAGACCATGAACAATGATCTAATTAAGATTGATGCTTTGCTTTCACACGTGACTGGAGTCAAACCCAATGTTGATAGACTTGCCGCCAACGAAGGCAAGGAAGATGCGAGGAAAGACTAGATGATCACACTTGAATTTGCCAACGCAATTAAAGAATTTGGATTCCCTATTGTAGCCGCATTTGGTTTGGGTTACTTTGTTTACTATGTGTGGACTTGGGTAACCAAAGAAATAAAACCTGTATTGGGCGAAGCCAACACAACACTGATAGCACTCATAGATAGAATAAGAATGTTAGACAATGACATGATACGTTTAACACAAAAGTTAAACATGGTGCTTGAACACAAAGAAAAGCAAGACAAGAAAAAATCTAAGAAGACTTAACAGTATATACTTTAATATTCTCAGTCTTACCTTTGACTGTGATGCTGTCTATATAATCAAACGGGTAAACAGTTTCAATGGTGTGTCTTGTGTCCTCACCTATCACTATGGTCTTGCCTAATGTTTTGCTTGAACTTTCTAATCTACTTGCTAGGTTAACTGCGTCACCAATCACTGAGTAATCAAATCTCTGTTCCGATCCCATGTTACCAACCAATGCGTCACCTGTATTGATTCCTATCCCTATGTTTATTTGAGGAAGTCCTTCTGCTTGAAGACGTACATTTAATTCTGCTAGTGCCTTAGTCATCTCAAGAGCACTCTTAACTGCCATCTCTCTATGTTTTTTATTTTCAATAGGTGCGTTCCAGAATGCCATGATACAGTCACCCATGAACTTGTCTATGGTTCCACCATTTGATATTATCACATCTGTCATGCGTGTTAAGAATCTGTTAATCAATTTTGTTAGTCCTGCTGGATTGCCTTTGTACTTCTCACTGATAGGTGTGAAGCCTCTGATGTCACAGAACAAGAATGTCATGTTCCTTGTTTCGCCACCCAGTTTCAACAGAGATGGATCCTTCTGTAATTTTTTAACCATGCCAGGATCAAGATAGTGTTCAAACTGTTTCTTAATTTGTTGTCGCAGTCTGCTCTGTGTGGCAAAATTATTGTACACAGAATGAGACCAAATCAAAAACACAGACAACATTATCCAAGATGGATCTACAAGAAATCCTCTGTTGGTGTATGCCATGAATGATCCGTAGGCAACACCTACTTCCACAAACAACAATAGAGGCACAGCCAACAACACACTGGTTCTAGGTAATACCATTATCAACAATAATAGTAACAGTGCCATAAACACAATTTCATAAGTGTCTGCTTGAGGTGTACGCAACAAATATTTGTCTGTGAGTAAAGTATCTAATGCTTGGGCAGTTATGTTCTGATCTGTTGTAAGTCCGTGTGGTGTATATTTTAACACACTCAATCCCGCGGCATCTAAACCAACAATCACAATTCTATTTTTTATTTTGTTTTCATTGTAATTGCCTGAAAGAATATCACTTGCTGTCATATTCACATACATTGTAGGATCAGCATAGTTGATATACATTTCTGCATGATGATTCACAGGTATGCCTGCTTTTTTACTCACAAGCACTTCATCTATGCCATGTTGTTTGGCTACAACTTTAATTCTTTTTGAATTGTTTAACAACCTAACATTTTCTAATATCATGCTGGGATAAATTTTTCCATTTATTCTAATCAACACAGGCATTTTTCTTACCACAGCATCTGGTTCTGGTGATGTTACATTTACTCCCATACCAGTGGCACCTGCTGAGACTTTTGCGTGTGGAGAAACAATGCCACCAAACTCATACAACCATGGTTTGACATTGCCCTTTTCGATAATCTTTGTGGTGCTGGGTAAATTTGTATCAGACTCATTTTTCACACTCATCATGAGTACTGCTTTATTTGATTCTTTCAACACTATAGAAAACACAGCATCTGTATCCAATAAAATATTACTCAATTGATCCCGCACATCATTAGTCATGGGCATTGATTTTAAATATTCAACGCCACTCATTCTATCTGGTTCAGCAAATAATATATTGTAGTTCACAAGTATGGCACCAGCATCAGACAGTTTAGCATGAAGCATAGCCATTATGTGTCTGGGCCATGGCCATTGCCCATATGTTTTTAAATCTTGTTCTGTGATGTTTACCACAGTGACTGAATCACTTACAATCTGTCTTGGTTGTATTGTTTGAAATTTGTCCCATGTCTTGTATCTTAAAATTTTTATTGTGTCACTGTTGTCTATTCTTATTCCAGTCAACACTATGGCAAACACAATCACCATCCATATGCTTGTTAAAAATTTATTCATCCTAATTCTTTCAGTCCTTCAAGTATGCCAATTGATACGCCAAAGAACAGTGAAAGTCCTAACATTATCACAGGACTTAATAACCACAAGTACCAGTAGTAACGAAATATATTCTGTCCTCTTGCCAATCTTATTTTACGTTGATCCAAAAACCAATGCACTATTCTTTTTATAAAGCCTTTGATATGTTTGTTTACAAATTTATTCAACAACCAACGTATCACTCTCATCACAATCAGTATGGGAGAACTCAGCACATCAAACACAATCAGGAACACATCAACACTGAAGTCTACAATGTTGTCTGCTGTGCAGGCTTTCTTCCATCTCTCTTTAAGTGTAAGTTTCTTTTGTTCTTCCATTTTATCTTTCTTGTAGTGCTTGACCAATGCTGTTATGGAACGGTGTTGTAATATAACTTAAAATTGTTCGCTCTCCAGTCAAAACAAAAACGTGTACCTGTACACCCGGCACCAACTTATACTGCATTTCTCCATTGGCAAAAGCCTGAGAATCTAATTCTAATTCTATTTCATAGTAAGACATTGTTTGTTTTTGTACAGCATCAGGCGATATAGATATTATCTTTGCTCCTATAGGAAGATATGTAAATGCTTCAGAACTTGCCAATTTTATTTTTGCTGATTGTCCTACTTCAACATAACCTCTGTCTTTAACTTGTAATTGTCCTTGAACAATTAATTTTTGATCTAGTGGTACCAACACTGCCAAAGCATCACCTTGTTTAACAACTGATCCTGGATTTTTAAACGTAAGTTCTTGTATCTTTCCATCTATGTTTGCTTTGATATGATAAGGTTCATAGCCTACACCTGGATTGATTGTGATTATGATGTCGCCTTTGTTGACCACATCTCCTTGTTTGTGATTTACTTTTACAATCTCTCCTGTAACCATGGTGCCAAGTGTTGTAATATTTTTCTCAGGTACAACCAGTCCATTGGCAACAGTGGTTATGTCAACTTTAGAAAATGACATCCACACAAAGAACACAACAAATAGACTTGTCAACAAGACAAAGAATTTATTGTTTGATGAAACTGATGATTTCTGTTGTTGCTCTATCACGTTGTTTTATTGCCTCCTTTGCTTTGGCATATTTGTTAGCACCTTGCAGTGCTCTTGCCGCCAATATGTTTGAACCTATTAGTAGTCCCACATCCAATGAGCCTGCGATAATTTGTGTCGCACCTACTGACATAATAACCACTGTCATAAGTCCTGTTAAAAATATTTCTAAATTTGTTGTGCTGTGAATCTGCAGGCTTAGGTTCATTCGTTGTGCTGTCAACACTATCATTATAATCATGAATATAGCCGCAATTATTGCCGCTGTCCAATTTATGTACAGCAACACAATAAGAAATGCCAACACGAATGGCCAATCTAGAATCCAACCGGTTGTGGCTGATGTCCTCATATTTTTTATTGTTGTGCCTGCACCATCCAACTTTTTATATTGCTCGGCTGTGAGTTGTCCTGCTTTGCTGAATTTTTCTCCAAATGCTTTCAACAGAGGATCGTAAACACGTTGGTTGTGTGCTGTCATCATTGCGCCTCTATTCTGTCTGAATCCAAATTCAAACGCCAGCAACATAATGGCTCCCATAGCCAAAGATATTAATGTTGATGTAACTCCTGATGCTAGATATTTGTTTAACACAATTATCACAAACAACGCAGGTGCCAAGGCACAGATGTTGATGATCAAACTGCTTGTTAATAGCATTATAGCATTCGATTTATCGCGGAATAACTGTCGTAAAAAACTTGTCATATATAGTAGTATTTAATTGATTTGGTAATTAAAGAAGTGGGTCCACAAGACCTAACACCTTGTGCAGTTGATATCTAGCAATCTGCCAATCTATCAATGCGTTGGCATAGGCAACTTCACTCATTATGTGTGCTGTCTTCATGCCAAACACAGCCATGATAGGTGAATTTCCTGCTTGAAAATCTGCCAGTGTCAATTTGTACATTTCATCGTTGATTTCAACTGTTCTTTTCAAAGTAGCCAGATTCTTTTCAACCAACACATAATTGTTCCAAGCATTATCAAACTGTTCTTGTGTGGTTCTTAACACATCCGTATATCTAAAGTTTGCGGCATTCAAACGAGAACGGTCTGCGTTTGTCAAGTGTCTGTTTTTAAAATTAAACAGTTTCCATGTCATTGTGATGTCTGCTCTCCACTCTTCTTTTTGTGAATTATGTGTGTCATAACCACCACCTAGTTCACCGTCCTTCTCTGTGTATGAAAGTTTGCCGTCAACTCTAGGTTTGAATTCCGCACGGTCAAAATTTAATTGTTCTTGAGCAATCGTGATATCCATGCTGGCAATACGCAGTGTGGTATTATTGGACACTGGAGTTCCTTGTACAGGAATCATGCCCAATGCATCCACTAAAGGTTTTGGCATACCTGCGATGTTGTGTGGCTTGAATCTCCAAACGTTTTGGAATCTCTGTATCGCACTATCAAGACCTAGTCTGCTTGTCATTGAAAGTGTTTGATATGTTCTGTATTGTTGTTCTATTTGCAGTTGTTCCAATTTAGAACCTTCACCTTTTTTAACTTTTTCTATTGTCATAGCAAGTGTAACTTTAGCATTGGCTTCTACTTTTTTATTGGCTTCGTGTGTGTTGTATGCTTTCATCAAGTTTAACCAAGCATTGATTGCCTCAATGATCACATCTTCTTTTACCAGTTCTAATCTGTAGTGTGCCTGTTGAGCAGTTGCTTTGGCTTTGTCTATCATGGCATTGGTTCTGCCTGCGTCCCAAATCATTTGTGTGATTGTGATTGACTTTTGAATACCTTGTTTAGAATCATGTGTGATTGTGTTGTTGGGATATGTACCTTTAGCAGGAGTTCTGTCGTCTTCCCAGTTGTTGCCAATTGATATAGAAACTTGCGGATAGTATGCTGTGTATTCTGATTTGAGTGCCTCAACAGCCGCTTCGTAATCAAGTTCTGCCGCTTTGATCTTTTCGTTCTCAACAATCAGTCTTGGTAACAATTCATGAAACTGCATCCATGTAATTTTTTGATCAGCATCAACATCAGCCCATTCTTTTTCAGTAGCCTGTTCTACCAATTTCTCATCTGCTTTGGCATCTATTTCTTTTTTAGCAATTTCTTTTTTTACTTCAGGCTTCTGTGTTTCTTCAACAGATGTTTCTGCCAGTTTCTTTTTCTCAATGTGTTCTTTAACTTTGTCTTCTGTTGCTATTACTTCTTTTTCAATTTTTTCTAACTTTTCTACCTTCTCTGTGGCTTTGGGAGCCTCTTCAACTTTGTCTTTGAATTTCTTTATGGGATTTTCTTTTTTCTTTTTGGGTGCTTCAACTATCTCTATGGTTAATCCTTCCACAGGTTTGGATCTAATCCTTGCTTGATTATCACCACACTTCTCTTGGATATAAGTTTCTGTTTCCTCAACCACTTCCCATTCACAACCTCCACTGTCTTCCGCAAAGACGGCTATGTTCCAATTGAACATAATTGCTATCAAAATGTAGTGTACGAGTTTGTTCATTATATACCTATATTTAGCATTATCCAGAAACCACCACTTCTGAGATCAATGCTGACTCTGTCTCGATCAGTGCGTAGTTGATGTCATCAAATTGTGAGAAATTACTCAGGTCAAGATATGCGTTGTAGCCTGTGGTGTTTGCGACCGTGACTGTGTTGCCGATCTCCACTGACCAACTGCCACCGCTGTATGTGACCGGTGTCACTTTGAAAGAGTAGTCGCCTGTGGCATCAGAGTCCTGTGTCAGATAGTCCTCTGAGTCATCCAGGATCTTGATCTTGTCCAGATTGAAAGTGTCAGTGGTCTCCCAAAGGTCACCGTCTCCGTCCCTATCGTATCCTATCACACCATAGTGGTCATCCGCCTGTGTGGGTGTTGGTCCGGCGTCCATGTCTGTGTTGAAGGCCCAATATACAGAGTCCGCCGAGTCATCCCACACAAGGTCAATGTGGTCCATACCACCACCGATGTACACGTTGTTGCCCAGGTGTATGGCCTCAACAGCGGTGATGTCGTTCTCTGCGGTGTGCGTTCCTGAGCCAACTGTGTCTCTGAATACTGGAATGAATTCCGAGTCAACCACTATGCCTGCACCGTCGGATTCTGTCATTGCGTCCTCGTTCTGTTCTTGAAGCCACGTGGCAATTTCCTTGTGGTGATTCGTACTTCCGATGTAACCCGAAGAACTGTGACCGTCGATGTCACCCCAGGCAAGGAATGTTCCTGTGTATTCTGCTTCTGTGTCCTCTCTGCTCCATTCCGCTATCGCACCCTCATTGCCGTCACCGTTTGAGGAAACTAGATCTCCCCTACCCATGTATTCCTTGTGATAGACTGATGTGGAACCTCCCACAGTTGCACTCAACACACTATTGGTGTCACTCCAGGCCCTGTATTCTGCCGCTATATTCTGACTACCATTACCCACACCACTTATCATTCCTGTGTTGGTGGATGACGTGGTGTCAATGATGTTGATGAAATCTTCCTGGTCCTGATTTCTTTTATCGTCCCAATAACTGTGTTCAGTGATGGACACCAGAGAACCTCCTGACATCAAGTATGCCTTCCAGGCGTCGGTTAAGGAAGTGTTAGTGTTGATACGAGTGTTCCAGTTGAAGTCCCAGATCTGTGAGAACTGTGAGGCATATTTGAGTGTATTGGACGCCCAGTTACCCGAAGCGTCTGTGTCATACGTTACAGAGAACAAATCATCCAGTTGGCCACCCGCCTGGTTGTTTCCACTAATACTTCTGTCACCATGCAACGCCAAAATCTTGCCTTCCGCCCATGCGTTGTTCAACACCATGTCCTGTGAGTACCTTGCTCCCCAGGCATCTAATGAGGTGTTGCTTATGCTTTGGGTGTGTGTTGCGGAGATCACCTCGTTGACGTCCGTGACATTGACCACTTGGTTCGTAGTTGATGTGTTGCCAAATGCATCTGTGGCTGTGATTGTTAAATTGTAACTGGTTGTGGTCTCATAGTCCAGTGCCGCCGCTGTGGTGATTGCACCTGTGCTGGAGTTTATTGTGAATGCGTTGCCTGTGTTACCTGCTGTGATTGAATATGTGATTGTTTCACTCTCTGCATCAGAGGCAGATATTGTTGACACTGATGTGCCTGTGCTGACATCCTCTGCCAATGACACAGCACTGGTGTTGGATATCACAGGTGAGTGATTGTTCTCCACAGTGATCTGCCATTCGTCAATGTCTGCGGCTCCGTATGGATCTTGCACTTTCAATAATATGCTGTATGTGGTGTCCTCTGTGACAGAGAAAGCAGAGTCTAAATAAATTCTATTGCCAGATATTCTTAACTTTCCTGATGGATCAGCAAATATAGAATAAGTCAATTGATCACCATTGGCATCTGACCCATACACATTTCCTAAAGTCGATCCCACTGCTAGGTTTTCATTCACACTCACATCATTTGGCATATCCAACCAAGGTGCTACATTTACATCTTGTTCTTGGGCCAGTTCGTAAATGAATTGATCCATGATATCATCGGCTTCAATGGCATTGTAGTAGGCATTTTCGTTGGCATCTACCACTTCAAACAAATCATCTTGTTCTGCCTCTAGAGCATAATAATCATCAGCATTCATTATGCCATCTCCAGCACCATCAAAATATTCATCAATATTACCTGCATTGACCACCATCATGTCTTTGACTTGCTGATCAACCACTTCGTTTTCAGGATCCATTTCTTTGAAAAAATCTTCCATTTCTTGTGCGATAGGTTCTTCAGCCAACACTTTCTCTTTTTCTTCTTGTAGTAACTGTTCTACCACTTGGTCATCTACTTGATTTTCTTCATCAACGTCGAACACATCATTGTCTTCATTGAAACCTGGACCGTCTTCTGGATTGACTATTTCTCCATTATCCAAATTAATCATTACATTGTCTTCTTCAATCATTTCTTCTAGTTCTTGAAATTCTTCGTTGTTTTCCAATTCCTGCATCTGCTCTTTAACATTCTCTTCAGCAAAAATATCTTCAGGTTCTTCCTCAATGATTTCTTGTGGTTTATCAATCTCTTCTTTGATTTCTTCCATCACATTTTCTTTGAATTCTTCTATAAATTCAATTGGTGCTTCTTCTATGAACTGTTGGAGTTCTTCTTCAGGTATAAAGTTTTCAAACTCCTGAACAAATTCTTCTTGGAACTTTTCAAAGTTTTGTACAATGGCTTCAAATCTTTCTTCAACTGCTAGAACTTTTTGTTCAACAATTAATTCTTGTTCAATAACTTGTTGAACTTCTTTTTCTACAATTTCAACTTTGGCTTCTATCTCTGCAAAATCTTCTTGTACTTCAGCAAATTCTTTCTCTATCTCTTGAACTTTCTTTTCAACATCGGCTTTCTTTTCAGCCACCACTTCAATCTCTTTTTCTATTTGTTGTACTTCTTCTTCGATCTCTTCGAATTCTTCTTCTAGTTGTTGTAGTTCTTGTTCAATTTTTTCTCTTTCTTCAACAGGTGCGTCATCCAATTGTTCTTCTAGTTCCTCAATTTCTTCTGCAACTTCTTCTTTCTTTTCTTCGGCTTGTTCTTTTTCTTCTAAAACTTGTTCTTCGGCTTCTTCTAACTCTTCAGCCTCCTCTTCAAGTTCTTCAGCCTCCTCTTCCAATTCCTCAGATTTTTCTTCAAGTTCTTCAGCCTCTTCTTCTAGTTGTTCTTTTTCTTCTTCAAGTTCCTCTTTTTCTTCTTCTAATTCTTCCGCCTCTTTTTCTGCTTCTGCTTTTTCTTTAGCGGCTTCTTCAGTTTCTCTTTCAACTTCTGCTTTGGCTTCTGTTTTTTTAGTTGTTGCGATTGTAGTAGCAAACTTTTTAAGCACCACTTCTTTTGGCAATATGACTGGAACTGTAGGCACAGTGTATGGATCAGTGATCACTGTGGCTTGGTATGCCTCAGTCAATAGCACTTCACCAGATTCGTTTTTAATCATTACTTGTCCAACTGAACCATCTTCGTTGGGTAACAATACTATCTCGTTTTCTTCTCCATCTGTGTTGGCTTTACCCGCTACCTGTGTGCCTCTTACACCAATAGTCAATACGGGTGTTGTCACCTTCATAGCGTCATTGCCTACCTTGGCAATCTGTCCTGAAACAAAAGAAAAGTTACCTTCTAACACATTGGCATTCATAGATCCCACAGTTGGATTCTCAGGATCATACACAAAGTCGTCAATCACCATTGTGCTGTTTGGGTCAACAGACATTGTGGTCTCATCTGCAAAAGCAATACCCACAGCAGTTCCGCCTGCACTGATTACGTCATCAAGATAGATGAAATCACCTTCGTTCAATGTCAATGTCTGATCACCACGCTGAATCGTAAACGATTGTTCCGCTGTGGTAATTTTTCCAATTGCTTGTGGATCTTTGAAAACTGCCATGTGTTCGTACCCTTTTCTAGTATTATTATTTAATTAAGTGTGCAGTTATTATAAAAGATATTTTAATGATTAACTACTCACTTAATTGTAAAAACGCACTAAAATAAACACCTTGCTTTTTTTAAATAACACTATGAAAACATTGGTTGCTTTTATCCTATTGTGGATTGGTGCTGAAACAGATTACAACACTAACATACCTCATCCTAAAATTCTATTGGTGCCTGAAAGCACTCTAGTAAAAATGCACTATGGCAATCAGAAAGCAGAAGACACTGTTCATGCCTTGTACAACACAGAGAACAACACCATATATCTCAAAGACACTTTCAATCAATACAAAGTCTTTGACAAAGGTGTGCTGATGCATGAAATCATGCATTACGTTCATGACATGAATGGAGCAGTGGGAACCAAGTTTGATTGTATGGCACAATCTGAAGCAGAAATATATCCACTTCAAAAGAAATATCTAATAGAAGTTCACGGGGTCAAATGGGAATACGATCCTATGTGGCTTAAAATTATAAGCAGTTGCGATAAGCCTTAATTGATTGTTCTAGGCTGTTGTCTGGCTTTGAATTGATTCTGCATATCTAATTCTTCATCAATTCTTTTTTTGAAATACTCTATTACTATTTGATTTTTCCAATATTGTCTTTGATCTATTGGATCTTTTGATTCTTGTAATGGGCCGTTTTGCTGATTCAAAAAATCTATTTCTTCTTGATACAAATCAACAAGATTGATTTCTTCCATATGATCATAGTTCTGATGCATACAAATATTTATATATTTGTGATATTTTGTAAACCTAATTGAGATCTTCCACCTTGATCAAATTTACCAAAAGCAAATAGATTAAAAGCAATACAATATCTTTCTGTGTTGCTTTTACTAGGATTGACACTGTGTGATAATGTTGAAGGAAAAATGACCATCATGTTGTTTTGTGGAGGTATCGCAAATGCTTCTGAATTACAAATGTTAAAATTTTTATTTTTGTATGGCACATTCACTGTGGGTGTTAAGACATTATAGTTTGTTTTTTCTTTGTGAAATACAATTTCGCCACTGTCTTGTTCTGTTTGTAGATAGTACACAGCACTGAACATACTGCCTGAATGCGAATGAGCACCGCTTTCGTCACCTTTGATATGTTTTACACTCCAACTGTTTGTGATATCGAACTTGGCTTTAGACTCATCTATATCTAATACTTCGTGTAGAAAGTGTTCACATTTATGTAAAAGTTTTTGTTTTAAATTTTTAAGTTCTGGCTTGTCTAACAAAAATTTATCCATAGAACCAAAGCCATTGTCAGCGGCAAATCTTTCATACTCTTGTGACTTAACAAAATTAAATTCTTCATCAGTCACACCTGGTTCTATCACAGTTTGATACAAAGGTATTCCGAACAAAGGAATCATATTGAAGTTTTTATCAGTCATTTTTAAATTTTATTATAAAGTTTAACACAATTCGAGTATGATTGTCAACAGGATTTGTGCTGGTATGATACCAATCACTTTCAAACATCACGGCAGTATTCTTTTTTGGTGATGCTGTATCCTGTATTTGTAAATTATCAAAACCTTGATTGCCTTTTTTATCGAACATCACAGTGTCTCCATCAGAGTCATTCACATAATATATCATACTATGCCATCCTTCTCGATCTCTATCCACGTGAGGACAGTTCATAATGGCTTTACCACTATTGTTCTGCGTCAATAGGTTTGCTTTTATTCTGCCTATTTCTACAATTTCTTTATCAAGACTGTTTAGGATTGGTTCAACCAGATTCCAATAAGGACTTAATGGTTGTTGATCATACAACAAATGTATGAATTGTCCAGACTCATACAAGTCAAACGAATTTGATTCGCTCACTACTTGTTTAACTTCTGGTGGTACTGTGCCTGGCAGATAATGCCAATCAAATTTAAACGATGTAAATGTGTCGTATAGTTGATTGTATTCTGCTTCTGGTAATATATTTTCTATTCGTTTGAACACATATTATTTTAGCCAGCCGATCTTCTTGCCTGCTTTTACTCTGGCTTGATGCTCTTCTACTGTGCTTGGAAAACGCCATGCCCATACAGCCACTAATGCCATAAAGATTCCTGACCATAACACTGCCTTCATATTGCCAGTGAAGTACCAAGTGAACACAAGAGTTGATGACATAACTGCCACCATTGCGTACTTGCCTTTGAGTGGGAATACTTTTTTCTGTGTCCAGTTTGTTAAGAACTTACCGAACCATGGATGGTTGTATAACCAACGTTCCATCTTCTTGTTTGACTTTGCGAAACAATAAGCCGAGAACACAAGGAATATACTGAACGGTATTCCTGGTGTAATGAAGCCTATGTATGCTATGGCTAAACTTAAGAATCCTAAAGCCATAAAAATGTATTTTTTAATCATGATATACCTCGTTTAATTTATCTGCTAAATCACTTATCATTGCGTCAGTGTGCATTGGCGTAGGAGCAAATCTTAATCTCTCTGTGCCTTTTTCAACTGTTGGATAATTGATTGGTTGAACATAAATGTCATGATCAAATAATAATGTGTCGCTAATCTTTTTACACTTTATTGGGTCTCTAACCATAACCGGAACCAAATGTGTTTCATTTGGATACACTTCAATATTATAATCTTTTAATAATGTTTTTAGTTCCATTGCTTTTTCTTGATGCTGAAGTCTCAATTGTTTTCCACCATCATCTTTCAAATACTTAACACTTGCCAACGCACCAGCACAAATAACTGGCGGAATGCTTGTTGTGAATATAAAGCCGGGCGATATACTTCTAATGGCATCAACAATCTCTTTGTCGCCTGCGATGTATCCGCCATGCAGTCCAACCGCCTTACTGAAACTGCCGCTTATTAAATCTACTCTGTCTTGTAGGCCAATTTTTTCTAACCAACCTGCACCAGTTTCTCCATACAATCCAACGGCATGAACTTCATCAATATAAGTTATTGCTTTGTATTTGTCTGCTAAATCCAAAATTTCTTTTATAGTTGCCACGTCACCTTCCATGCTGTATACAGATTCAAATATTAAACAAGGTGTGCCTTTAACTGCCTTAAGTTTATCTTCAAGGTCTTCCATATCATTATGTTTGAATAAATGTTTCTTGGCTTTGCTTTTTAATATACCTTGTATCAGTGATGCGTGATTGTTATCGTCACTCACAAATTCTATGTCGTTTATAATTTTAGTTAAAGATATTAAAGTCCATTCGTTGGCAACAAATGCTGATGTATGTATCAAGGCAGATTCTTTTTTGTGCCAGTTAGCGATTTCCATTTCTAAAGCAACGTGATAATGTGTTGTGCCTGAAATGTTTCTTGTACCTCCTGAACCTGCACCTGAGGCATCAAGAGCAGTGTGCATGGCATCAAGAACAACTTTGTGTTGGCCCATGCCAAGATAATCATTGCTACACCAATTGATAACATTTTTTATTCCGTACTTGCTGTACCATATAGTTTTAGGAAAGTTGCCTGCTTCACGAAGCACATCGTTGAACACACGATAGTTTCCTGCTTCTTTCAAGGCATCGGTTATTTTAATGAAAGGTTCTTTGGATATCATGTATGTATTTATTAAATACGCAGTTAATTTAGATGTACTTGTCTATGATTTGTTTGCTACAAATCTGAACTGCCTTCTCGTAAATCTGTTCCACAGGAGTGTTTAACAGTAATTCTTTAGATGGTTCAGCAGTCATCCAACACTTACTGTTGATTTCACCTTCGAGTTGTCCTGGTGACCACACACTTAATCCGCTAAAACATCTCCATTGACTTGGTTCATCTTCTTCATGAAGTTTTTTCAACATCTGAGCGTCGCTGGTTAAACTGAATCCATTGCCTAATTTTAATGTATTTCTACAACTCCACTCGTCTGTGTGTAGTAATAAAATACTTTCTTGATTTACAGGCCCACCTTGATACACAAGGTCCTGCATATTAACTGTTTTAAATCCTTTTACTTCTAAAATTTTTTTAAGTTTAGTTCTTGTGGGTTTGTTAATGACTAATCCTGCCACGTGTTGAGCAGACTCTTCATATAAGAATACAACACTTCTATCAAAAGAAGAATCGCTTCTCATTTTAGGAGTTGATATCAATATTTTATTTTGCCAAATTGGATTTATCATTTGCTGTACAATGGTAATGGTCCACCATAAGGTTTTCCTTTGATTTTCTTTCCTGAAACATAAACTCTTTTCTTTCCTATTTTGTAGGATTTCTTTCCAGAACGTTTTCTATAACCTTGACTCTTACAACTTGCCAACTGACTGGCACCTAATGCGTGGTCAGGTTTCTTGCTTTTACACAATGCTTTGCTGGCAGGGCCTGCCTCATAAACTATTACATCTTGTACTTTCATAAAAATATTTAGCGATATTTGTCCGCTGGATCTCCTGTCTGAACCTCTGGCATCATCTTAAATGTTAGCACTTTTCTAGTACCTCTAGTGGTATTAATGACCACATCGCCTGATTTTTCAAAGTGTTCTATCTTTGTAATGGTTGCTTTTTCTTGTTTGTGACCAACTAGTATCTCTTGACCTAGTGCTAGATTGATCTGAATGGATTTTAAGTTCATATGAATACTCCATTAGATTGTGTGATAAAAATATTTATCTTGCTAGGATCTTGTCCATAGCCTCAACAATTTCTGTGGATGTGTAATTGTGTGTGGGCATGGGTCTTGCTGGAGGGGTGTAATCTAGTTCTTGTAAACCGTGTTCTCTATCGATGTATTTCCAATCTACTCTACCTATATCAAACTGTTGTAACCATTCAAACACTTTGTTAGGATTAAATGCTCCACAAGTGTACACATCAAGTTGTATAATACCAGGTGTGGTTTCGTCCCAACTATGTAATACAATGTGGCTGGTTTCTATAATTGCGGCAACGGTCAATCCTCTGTTGCCTTCCATTTCAACATACTTGGCAAAAGGACCCATTAGCAGTTTCATATCGATACGTTTAATTAAGTCCGCAAGTGAATTTATAGCAAATGTTTCATCCTTGGGAGGATTGTTTGCTTCTGCTCTTATTATAATGTGTTTGTGTTCTAATAGTTTTGTCATATTCAATCTTTATTTATGAAAAGCCAATAAAACTAGCACTTTATAACCATTGACATTTCGGTTGTTTTGTTGTAATATAAAGTATGAATAGAATATTGTCAACAATTATTTTGTTAGTCCTTCTACAAGGATGTTCTGCCACAATGGGAGAATGGCAACAAGGTGCTAAGGCACCAGGCTACAAGGCTCATGATGTATGTTTTGTTTGTGGAGAGCAAATAAAATTTTATAAGAATGAACCTTACAGTTGGTCAAAGTTTGTAGAAGAAACAGATTATTACAACAACACAGACACAGTTAAACTTCCTTGGTAACAAAAAGCCAATGAAATAGCGGTTTCTGTGCGGTTGACGGGTAGTACCAAAATATGTTATAATGTTTGTAATTAAGGAGGACAAATGTTTATAGAACAAAACAAAGAACAGATTGCTAATTTAGAGCGTCAAAAAATAGCAATTAAAGACCAATTAGAGTTTGAAACCAAAACTAAAAGAATTATTGAGTTGGATGAACAACTATATGAGATTGAAGATACAATCAAAAAATTAACTAAAGGAAGTAGGGCAGTATGATTCAATTAGAAACAAGAAACGGATTAATGGTTAAAAGTTTAGAAACATTGTATGAAGAATACATTGACCAATATCTACAAGGTAATTTTACACATGGATATTGTGATTGGAATGGTGATGATGCTTTAATGAGTCCAGATATGTTTGGCTCCAAGTTTGGCGAATATTGTGCGAGACTAGGTTACGACGAATCAGAATATAGTGGCTTTAAAGCAGAACTAATAGAATGGTGCAGAGAACATCTTGCTCATTTAGAAAGTAAATTTGCGTAATGAAAAAACAAAAAGAATATAAACTAACCAAGAAAGATTGGATTGAAATATTAGAGTTTTGGCCCTTGTCTATTGTGACTCCTGCCATGATACTTTTAATATTATTTGGTCCATACATAATGAGATGAATGAAATATTAATATTTGTTCTGTTTATCAGTGCTATAATTTTTATAAGTTTTAGACTAGGTAAAGAACGTGGTACAATGTTAGCCAGCGAAAGAGCAGTAGACATAATGATCGCAATGGGCTATCTTAAAGAAAAAACAAACGGTGAAATAGAAAAGGTAGATAATGAAAAATCTAATTGATCCAAAAAATCCACACACAGTAGGCAAAAGTGCTTGGAACTTAGGTAACCATACACTTGTGATAATGTTTATTGCGGCTATTGTGTTTGTGGTTTATGCGAGTTATTAATGAATAGATTAGCAAAAATATTTGAACCAAGCAAAGAACGTTTAATGAAGAACGCAAGAACAATGATGCTTAACGCACAAGACCCGTGGTTCAAATCATATTGGGAGAAGGTGTACAAGCATCTATTAAAAGAATATGGGAGGTTAAACTAATGTCAGAAGATATATTAGGGTATTCATCACACGATTGGAGAAAAAATACAGATGATGCTATCGTTATAGATGAAAAAAATATGAATTATGCGAAAGTAAACGATTGTAAAGTAAGTTTTAAAAATCCTAGAACTTTACAAAAAGAAGAAGTTGATCTATCTAGATTGATTAGAGTATTCGTAAACAATTTTGAGAGCCATAAAAGGAGTGTAAAATAATGGAGATGTTGCTTTTATCTTTGTTTATTATATTAACAGGTTTGGCTATTGCTTATGCTGGTGAAATATATCTTTACCTCAGTCTAGTATTTGGTTCAACAATAAAAGATATACAAAACAAAATAAAAACATTAATTGGTAAAAAATAATGTCGGACAAGAAAAACAAATTAATTTCAGAACAACACGAAGAATTGTACGCAGAAATTTTTGAGCAGATGGTTGAAAAAGGAATAGACAATGATCATCAGATGGTTGCAAGTGTGTATCTTGCTTTGGGATTAAAGATGTATCGTTCTTGTTTGCCAAAAGAAGATTTTCAAAGACTGTTGGACGATGTGTGTTCATCAGCAGTTGATATTGAACCATTTCAAAAAGAAAAGAAAGAGATATTACACTGATGGTTAAAAGACTTACCAAAAAAAAATTAATAGACATCTTGAAAGGACCACATAAAGAACGTGTGGTTCAAGCATATCAAGATATAGCAGATTGTATTAGAAGTGATCAGGTTCCTGCTAGTGATGTGGCAAAGTTCTTTTCAAATAAAGACTTTTATAAATGGTACAAAAAGAAATACTTGACTTATTAACAATATGAATGTAAAATTAACAAAAGGCAACAAAAGGAAGGCATATGATTAAAGGCATAGTGATTGGTGCAGTTGGTATGTACATTTACCTTGTACAACCGGAGTGGGCATCAACTATTATTGATTATACAACTAATCTGTATAATTCGATAATCGAGACAGCACAAAACGGATAACTTAACTGTTGCGTTCTGTCATAGAAAGGAACAATGAATAGAACAAAAACTGTTAAACCTAAAATCGTAGAACTCAGTTCTGAAGACAAAGCCAAGCAACGAAAGAAATTGATGGCAGAGTTTTTGGCAAAGGGTGGCAAGATTGAAAAGGTTCCTTACGGAGTGACCAATCAAGAAATGGGATCTCCTAATCAAAACGCAGGCTGGATCCCTCCACAAACCATAACCCCTAAAACTTGGCGTACTAGGAAGACCAAAGCAAAAGCCAAGAAAAAGAAATCCAAGAAATAATTTACTATTTCGGTAAATACTTTTATCATGCTAAAATTATTATGGAGCACCTTAACCGCTCTGTTATTCTTAACTGTGACACTGACAGCACAACAACCAACACAAGATCCGCAGTTGGAACAACCAGCATTGCCACCACTGGGCGGTGTATATGGTTGGCAAAGTATGCCTATGATTTGTGCTCCAGGTAATACCATTCATAACGATTTGACAGCAAAAGGATTTGTACCTGTGAATATGAGTTTGGGTAGAAAGAATGCTGATCCGAACGGCGAACCTGTGTTTATGGTAACCTATTATATCAGCATGGATGGAAACAGCACAGCCGCAACAATGAACATACCCACCAGCACAGACACTTGTTTGTTATTTGTTAGCCACGATTTGGTTATTGTAGATTAATCTCACATAAACAATTGGTATGAGACCTTTCGAATACCCAGTCAAAATCTATCTAATGTACGTTACAGATGATACTTGTTTCAAAGTGTATGCGATGGACCTTAAAGATGCGTATGAAACTTTGTTAGAAAATGAGTCCACTCTGACAGTGCATGATATCCAATTTGTTGAAGAACACAAATGTGCCAGTGTACAGGAATCTATTCACTAAAAATATTCACGAACCACTTGACAAAACAATAAAAATGCTTATATAATAGCATAGTATTAAAGGAGTATAAAAAAATATGGCTATAAACGGTAAAACGAAACAAGTAGAATTTGGTTCTCGTAGCAGAGCAAAATTAATACAAGGGGTAGATGTTCTAGCAAATGCTGTAAGAACAACCTTAGGACCAAAAGGTAGAAACGTAGTGCTTCAAAGAACTTGGGGAGCACCTGCTGTAACCAAAGATGGTGTCACAGTTGCTAAAGAAATTTTATTGAAAGACGACCTAGCGAACATGGGTGCCCAGATGGTCAAGGAAGTGGCAAGCAAAACCAACGATGAAGCAGGTGATGGTACGACCACTGCCACAGTTTTGGCACAGGCAATTGTCAAAGAAGGCGCCAAATATGTCACGGCCGGAATGAATCCAATGGATTTAAAAAGAGGAATGGACAAAGCCACAGATGCCGTTATAGAACAATTAACAAATATTTCTAAACAATGTAAGACTCAAAACGAAATACAACAAGTTGGAACTATTTCAGCAAACTCAGATGAAGCAATAGGTTCTATGATTGCTGAAGCAATGGATAAGGTTGGCAAAGAAGGAGTCATCACTGTTGAAAAAGGTAAGACTTTAAAGAATGAATTAGAAGTTGTTGAAGGATTACAATTTGACAGAGGTTTTATGAGTCCGTATTTTATAAACAATCCAGAAAAACAGATTGTTGAATTAGAAGATGTTTACATCATACTGACAGGAAAACATATTAGAACAATCCAAGAGATAGTGCCAATACTAGAAGAACTTGCCAAAAAGAATAAGCCATTTCTTTTAGTTTGTGAAGATGCTGAAGGAGAAGCATTGGCTACTCTAGTAATGAATAATGCCAAAGGCACAATTAGATGTGCTTCTGTTTGGGCTCCTGGTTACGGTAACAGTAGAAAAGCCATGCTACAAGATATGGCAATATTAACTGGCGGTGATGTTATATCAGAAGAAACAGGTTTAAGTTTAGAGAAAGCCAAATTAGAAAATCTTGGTCAAGCATCAAGAGTTATCATAGACAAAAGCACAACCACAATTATTGGTGGTAAAGGATTCAAATCTAAAATAGATGGCAGAATAGTTGAGATCAAAAAACAAATTGAATTGAGTGAAGGCGGTGATGACAAAAAGAAATTAGAAGAAAGATTAGCCAAGTTGACAGGCGGAGTTGCTGTCATAAGAGTTGGAGCCGCAACAGAAGTTGAAGTCAAAGAGAAAAAAGATAGAATAGACGATGCCTTGAATGCTACCAAAGCCGCTGTAGAAGACGGTATAGTGCCTGGTGGTGGAGTGGCATACCTTAGAGCCAAACAAAATATTGCTGACCTTAAAGGACACAACGAAGATCAGACAGCAGGAGTGCAAATTGTGTTGAAAGCAATTGAATCTCCAGTGCGACAAATAGTAGCCAATGCTGGTGGATCACCAGATGTGGTAGTAAATGAAATATTAAATGGCAAAAACAATTTTGGTTATGATGCTGGTAAAGGAGAATTTGGTGATATGATCAAATTAGGAATAATTGATCCTACCAAAGTTACGAAGACTGCTCTATTGAATGCGTCAAGTATTGCTGGACTGTTGATTACAACAGAAGCATCAGTGTTTGATGAGCCAGAACCCCAAAAGAAAGACTGGGATCCTGTAAGTGGTAACATGAAAGAGGGTGACTTTTACAGTTAGTTTACCAAAAACTCTTGACATTTGACAAAGAGTGCTTATATAATTTACATAACAATAAACTCGCTTAAAAAGGAGAACTAAAATGAGTAAAATAATAGGAATAGACTTGGGTACAACCAATTCGTGCGTTGCTTTGATGGAAGGTAAGGACGCAAAGGTTGTTGAAAATACAGAAGGAGCAAGAACCACTCCAAGTGTGGTTGCGTTTACAGACTCTGAAACATTGGTTGGAATGCCTGCTAAAAGACAAGCAGTGTCCAACACATCTAACACAATATTTGCGGCAAAACGTTTGATTGGTAGAACATTTGAAGGTGATGCTGTACAAAAAGATATTAAGACACTTCCTTACGAAGTTGTGAAAGCAGACAACGGTGATGCGTGGGTCAAAGCCAACGGCAAAAACTATGCTCCATCAGAAATTTCTGCTTCTGTATTACGTAAGATGAAAGAGACAGCAGAGAAATATTTGGGTCAAGAGGTTAAGAAGGCAGTGATCACTGTTCCGGCTTACTTCAATGATAGCCAACG